ACGAGGATAGTTCGTTGCCTAGCTGGAGAACAGTGCTGCGCCATGTTCAAGAGGATGAAGAGGCTTACACAAGCTATAGGACAGCCAGAGCTTTGCAGTGTGAGGTCATGCGTGACCAAATCATTGATCTTGTTGAAGCGCCATTGCCTGACGATCCTAAGCTGGCTATGGCTGAGGTACAGCGTAGACGGTTAGAGGCAGATCACAAGGATAAGCACATCAGGCAGATGCAGCCTCTTGGCATTAGAGATAAGGCAGATGACAAGCAAGCACAGAGCGGAACAGTGACGTTGACGTGGGGCAATGCTGAACCTGTCGTGGTTGGATAGATGGAAGAAAGACCAAGCTGGTTGAAGCGAGCTCTTGATCCAGCAACACCAATGACTGAAGCTAAAGAAACTGTGCAGACTGCATCGATAGATGGGCGGTTATTTCCAACAATAAGGATGATTAACGGCACTCTTACCGAGTTTAAGAGCGTTGACGCAGCATATGACTATGCAATTAATGCTGGTGACTTTATACAATTCAAGAGCGATGCTGAGGCCACAAAGTTCAGCAAGACGTTGAGTAAGCTCATAGGTGACAAGCGAAGTATACTGTCTAGAAGTGGTCGTTAATATATATAAAAGGCTGTCTGTGTCAGGGCTCGCGCGTACGAGGCATACCCAAGTTTTGTTTTTCTTTGATTGATGTGTGGCTGGGAATGATCTTGGCACTGGCTTGGCACTGGGCTGGCTGTAACCATTGATATGCTTACGAGAGTGACGGGATGTGTACCTGTTTTATGTAGGGATTTGCAAAAGCGACCCCCCTACCACCCCCAGACTAACCCGCCGAATCTATAACGTATAATAACCTATCATGAGCCTGTCTCTGACATGAACATTGAGATCCCATATACGCCTAGACCATTGCAAGCGCAGCTCCATGCTGAGCTAGCTGCCAAGCGCTGGGGCGTCGTTGTCCTGCATCGACGTGCTGGCAAGACCGTCATGGCGATAAATCACTTGCTGAGAGAGGCTGTGCTTAATCCGAATACCAATCCCCGCTGTGCTTACATAGCGCCCACCTACCGGCAAGCTAAGGCGGTGGCTTGGGATTATCTGAAAGTGTTCGCCGGCAAGATACCTATGACCAGGTTTCACGAGACTGAGCTGCGCTGTGATTTGCCTAATGGTGCCAGGATACAGCTCTTGGGCGCTGAGAACCCTGATAGCTTGCGCGGTATTTATCTGGATATGGCGTGTCTCGATGAAATGGCTGATATGCCGGAGAGTTTGTTTCCTGAGATTATCAGGCCGGCGCTGAGTGACAGAAAGGGCAAGGCGCTCTTTATTGGTACGCCTAGAGGCCATAACGCATTTTATGAATTGTTTACCGCAGCTGAAAGCCAGGACGACTGGTACACGGCTATTCACAAGGCTAGCGAGACTGGCATCCTGGATGCTGAAGAGCTGGACGCTGCCAGGTCGATGATGTCAGCTGATCAGTTTGAGCAAGAGTTTGAGTGTTCTTGGGTCGCCAATGTCCCAGGGGCTGTTTTTGGAAAAGAGCTTCAAGCCGCACAAGAAACAGGGCGCATATCTTCAGTTCCGTATGATCCAAGCGCAAAGGTAGATACCTGGTGGGATCTGGGTGTTGGCGACAGCACTGTGGTCTGGTTTACGCAAAGCGTTGGCCGGGCTATTCACGTCATAGATTTTTATGAGAACCGTGGCGAGGGCTTGCCGCACTATGCCCGGATGCTTCAGGAAAAAGATTACCTTTACGGCACACATAATGCCCCGCATGACATCGAGGTGAGAGAACTGGGGTCGGGTAAAAGCCGGCGAGAGGTCGCCTGGGATCTGGGGATTAACTTCCGGGTCGTGCCGAAATTACCATTAGAGGATGGACTTCATGCTGCACAAATGCTTATCCCGCGTTGCTGGTTTGATAAAACAGCTTGTGGGCCGGGTCTGGAAGCGCTTAGGCACTATCATAGGGCGTATAACGAAAGGCTCAGGAGCTTCAGAAATACCCCGGTACATGACTGGTCGAGCCACGCCGCCGACGCTTTTAGATACCTCGCCGTCGGTATCAAAGAAAACCAAGCGTGGGAGAGGGCGCCCCAAAAAATCGCAGACAGCGCGTACAACCCGTTAGGAGTGGTCGCATGAGTTTTTTAACCCCCAAGGTAAATATTCCACCGCCACCACCGGCACCACCACCACCGCCGCCAGCCCCTGATCCTGTTGTAAATGCGCCCGGCACCGAGACAGAAAAGACCAAAAAGAAGCAAACGGGCAAGGCGACGATGAAAACCAGTCAGAAAACAGGCTCGCAGGGCGTCACAACAGATGCCCCCATACAATATAAATCATTACTTGGAGGCAAATAATGGGTGGTTTTTTTAAAAGAATAATACGGGAAACTGGCAAGGCAGCTGGGATTGTTCCAAGCAAAAAAGAAATGGCCCAACAACAGAAAGCGATGGAAGCAGCGGCCGCGAAAGTAGTTGATGCGCCTGAGCCGGATAATCCTGATGATGTGATCTATGCCGGCGATCAAGGTGAAGATGCGCCAAAGAAAAAGAAAAAGAAGAAATCAGGCACCATTCTGACCAGCACCAAAGGTGTGATGGGTGATGCGCCAACAGAATCCAAAACGCTCCTGGGTGGCTAAATGGCTGACGAAATCGCACAAATCCTGATCAAACGCTTTCATTCTCTGGAAACACAACGCCAGACATGGGAAGCGCACTGGCAGGAAATTGCTGACTATGTGGTGCCGCGCAAGGCTGACGTCACAAAAAACCGCTCGCCCGGCGATAAACGCTCTGAGCTGGTGTTTGATGGCACCGCCATACTGGCAGCCGAGCTGTTAGCGGCTTCTTTGCATGGTATGTTGACCAACGGCAGCACCAGCTGGTTCGGGCTCAGATATAATGATGATGATCTGAACGGCGACGATGAAGCCAAAGAATGGCTGCAAAGCGTTGAGGACGTTATGTACCAGGCGTTTAACCGCTCCAACTTTCAAGAGCAAATCGCCGAGCTATATCTTGATCTGGTGACATTTGGCACCGCTGTGATGTTTGTCGATAAAGACGACGAGCAACAGATCAGATTTAGTACACGCCATATCAAGGAATGTTTCCTGTCCGAGGATGACAAGGGGAGGGTCGATACGGTCTATCGCCAGTTCAAGATGCCGGCCAGAGCCGCCATGAACCGATTCGGTGAAGAAAAATTCAATAGTAAAATACTGCAACGCGCGCAGAATAATCCCTATGATGAAATCACATTGCTTCACGCGGTCTATAGCCGTGATGATCGCGACATAACCAAGGTCACAGCTGAAAACAAACCGTTTGCCTCAGTCTATATAGAGCCTGATCAAAAGGTCGTGCTGTCCGAATCCGGCTTTGACGAATTTCCTTATATGGCACCCAGATTTTCTAAAAGTTCGTTCGAGCTTGGTTACGGAAGATCTCCCTCAATGACAGCATTGGCAGACATTAAAATGTTGAATCGTATGTCCGAGGTGACAATCCGGGCAGCACAAAAACAGGTAGACCCGCCGCTACTGGTGCCGGATGACGGCTTCATGCTGCCGGTCAGAACAGTACCGGGCGGTCTGAACTTTTACAGATCTGGTACACGCGACCGCATCGAACCACTAAATATAGGGGCAAACAACCCGCTAGGGCTAAACATGGAAGAGCAACGACGCGGCGCTATCCGTGCGGCTTTCTATGTTGACCAGCTGATACTAGGCACCGGGCCGCAGATGACGGCCACCGAGGTGGTTCAACGCACCGAAGAAAAAATGAGATTGTTGGGGCCGCTCACCGGCAGACTAAGCCAGGAGCTGCTGCAACCGCTGATAACCCGCGTCTATAGCATCCTGTCACGGCAAAAGGCATTTGCCCCGGCACCTGACTTTATGACCGGCTCAAACATAGAAATTACATATGTCAGCCCGTTGGCCAAGGCACAGCGGCAGGGCGACATACAGTCCATGACCAGATTGCTAGAGCTAATGACGCCGCTATCGCAGCTTGATCCGTCAATCATGGATTATGTGGACAGCGACGGTATATCACGTCACCTGATCAAGATCCTGTCAGTGCCGGCCACGGCTGTAAGAGGCGATCAGGAAGTCGCTATCTTGCGCGCACAGCGCCAGGAACAACAAGCGGCAATGGCAGAACAGCAACAGCTTATGCAAACAGCCGAGGCCGCTGGCAATGCCGCACCAATGGTCAGAGCCATTGATGCGACCGAGGCAGCTGAATGACGCCGGAAGATACAATACAGCTTTATAAAACTGTCTTTGGCAGTGAGGACGGTAAACGCATCCTTGATGATATCGGTGTGAGATTTTGTGAACATTCGACAACATTTTCGGCTGATCCTTGTGAAACAGCCTACCGTGAAGGGCAGCGCACGGTTTTGCTTTTTATCAGATCCATGCTGCGGGATCGCAAACAATTAGAGGATATGACACAAGATGAGTGAAGAACAGGTAGCTGAGGTCGTTGCCGATGCAACGGTAGCCCAGTCTGTCGCCAGCGATTGGCGCACGAGCGTTCCCGAAGAAATCCGGGGGCATAAGTCATTAGAACATATTACCGACGTTGGGGCTCTGGCTAAAAGCTATGTCAACGCGCAGTCAATGATTGGCGCTGATAAGCTGGCTATACCGGGCAAACACGCCACTGATGAAGACTGGGGCGAGGTATATCGTAGACTAGGCCGGCCAGATGCGCCGGATGGTTACGAGCTAGATAACGAAATGCCGGAAGGCATCGAGCAATCAGACGATATGCTGAGCTGGTTCAAAGGCGCAGCCCATGAAGCCGGCCTGACACCATCACAAGCACAAAAGCTGCTTGGTGGCTATAATCAGTTTCTTGGCACACAAGTGGGCGCTGGTGAAGGTCAGATCCAGCAAATGCGCGAAACAGCAGAGGTTGAGCTTAAAAAAGAATATGGCGCTGCTTATGCAGATCGCATCAATAATGGCAACGCCGCCATGCAGGAGTTCGGCTCAGCTGAGTTGTCAGAGATCCAGCTGGCCGATGGCCGGCTACTGGGAGATCACCCCGGCATCATTAAGATGATGGTCAATGTCAGCGAGTTTATAAACAGCAAAATTGGTGAAGATGTACTGGCCGGCAACAAATCGTCCGGCGGTCTGACGCCTGATGATGCCAAAGCCAAGCTCTCAGAAATTAGAGCGCCAGGCTCACCATATTGGGATCAACGCCATCCTGAGCATCAGTTCTTTGTGCAAGAGGGGCTGAGATATCAGGAAATGTTAAATGTCGGAGCATGAGGATAGAGAGTTCCGGCTAGAAGTTTTACGCCTGACAATGGAAGCCGGCACACACGCTGTGATCCAGAACCCATTGGAACAGGCAGAAAAGAATTTGCAATGGTGCCTCACGCCGATTGACAAGCCTAGCGCCCAGTCAGCCAAGGCACCGAAGCAAAAACCCGGACAAGCTGCATAGCCCCGGTCGGCGCATCCGTACTGCAAAAACCTTTGTCCGTCATTTCGGCGGGTAGCAAGCCATTTAACTGCAAACGCAAAGGGAGACATTGATATGTCTGCACAAATCACCACCGCGTTTTCCCAGCAGTTTAGCACCAACGTACAGCTGCTTTCTCAGCAGATGGGGTCGATCCTACGGGGCGGCGTCGAAGAGGAATCAGTGGTCGGAGAAAAAGCTTTTTTCGATCAGGTTGGCTCGGCTGCGGCGATCAAACGCACATCACGCCATTCGGATACTCCGATGGTTGAAACACCCCATTCCAGACGAATGGTGACTATGGAAGCCTATGAATGGGCTGATCTCAATGGGATCGCTGTTTAGTAATAAACAGGCAATAACAGTGTGAATTGCTGGAAAGCTAAGTCTGAAAAGATATGCCAATCAGCAGCCAAGCCCCACAAGGGAAGGTTCAGAGACTATCCGTAAGGAGTACACCGCAAGCGCGGTGGAAGCGCACTGCCCCTGGCGACAGGGTGATGATATAGTCCGATCTTGCGTGAAAGCGTAAGCAGCCGAAAGGCGGGTCAAGTTTAGCGAACTTGATTGAACTTTTACATTGATGACGCTGATAAAGTCCAGATGCTCATTGATCCTACAAGCACATATGCCCGTGCGGCAGCTGCTGCTATGGGTCGTGCTATGGACGACGCCATTATTGAGGCAGCAATAGGCACATCACTGACCGGCAAAGCTGGTGCGACAAGCACAACAATGCTTTCAGCAAACCAGATTGCTAATGGCTCAGCGGATCTGACTGTGGCGAAACTAATCTCGGCCAAGAAGTTACTTGACCTGGGTTCAGTTGATCCATCCATTCCACGGCATATTGCTGTGGGGCCAGATCAAGTTGAGGCGTTGTTAAACACCACCTCTGTCACAAGCTCTGACTTTAACACAGTCAAAGCCTTGGTGCAGGGTGAGGTTAACACATTCATGGGCTTTCAGTTCCATGTGTCTACTCGCCTTGCCAAAGCTGGCAACATTCGTAGCTGTTTCGCTTGGGCTCAAGATGGGCTCAAACTGGCAGTCGGTAAAGACGTTCAATCTCGTATCGATGAGAGAGCTGACAAGTCTTATTCTACACAGGTTTACTATTGCGCCCAGTTTGGTGCGACCCGTATGGAAGAGGCTAAAGTGATCCAAATCGATTGTGATGAATCAGCATAAGGGAGCTTTGTAATGACTACTAAAAATTCAGACTTAGTGGCTAACTTTGAAGCTAGCCCTCATGTGTTCAGTGATGCTCA